TTTTATTTAAGAGAAAGGTAAAAAAGACAGAGAATATTCCTAATCAGTATATGACAAAGGAAGAAGTTAGATCTATTGTAAAAGCAGAAAATAGTTATTGGGAAGTAGCAGAAGTAAAAGAGATAACTAAAGAAAAACCAAAGGAATTAATATGTCCTGAATATGCTAAACCCTTAATAAATGCATTGGGAGATTATTTTCTATGGAGTAATTTCCGCACCAAGGTAAAGAGATAAGTATATGGATACTATAACCATAGGATTATCAGTATGTCTTGGATATTTAATGGGATTTTTAGCTGGTTGTGTTTGGTGTGATTACAAGCAAGGTAAGAAGGAGGCTAAAAATGAATTCACCAAAAGACAAGAAAAAAGAACCGAAGTCTAATTTTGCAGTTATAGGTATGAATGCCAAAAAAAGGATAGATTTTCAAATTGCATTTGGTGTTTATAATACTATGGAAGAGGCAAAGTTCATAAAAGACATAACACAAAAAAACTGTCAGCTTAAAATAGTGATAGAATCAACATCAGCAAATGCAGAAGACACGAAAATAGCTTCTCATTTGAAACGTTTACGGGAAAAACAGAGTACCCGAATCAAATACTCTGATTAAATGCTATAGCAAAGGAGAATAAAAATGCCTAACATAACGTTAGTTTCCTACCATAATGGTAGCGTACCTCTGGAAATGGCCGGAGATACACCAGCAGGAATCGCAGAGAGTTTAAATATCTCTATTAATGAAGTTGAGATATCGGTAGATGGGAAGTCTGTCCCGGCTAATCATAAACTTAGAGATGATGACCTGGTTGGAATGCAGAAAGCAAAGGTTAAATCAGGTAAGTAATCTGATTTATTCGATGTCTTGGATAAGTGATCTTTGGGGAGTATCATCTATTGGTACCTGATGAGACGATGTGGAAAAGCGAACGGCGCTCTTGCCTGAGGGTCACTTATCTTATACTTAGGAGGACAAAATGAAATACTCAGAGTTAAAACAAAAAGTACTAAAAAGAAACGCATTAATTAAGGTTATTAAGAATATAGTCCCAGTATTAAATGTATCAACAACTATAGTAAAGAAACAAGCTACCCTATTAATAAACAAGTTTGATTGGGTAGAAGTAGGAAGAGACTATAAAAGTTTCTATGTCAAATTTGATAATATTAAACTACGTGGTAGTAGAGTATATCATTTATGGGACATATATGTTTGTTTCTCTAAGGGAAGTCAAACCTATCCAAAAATAACGTACTATAATATAGCCCCTCATTCCAATGAAGAGGAATTATTATGCTATGGAATGGAATTCGATTCTATAGCTGATATGGTAAATTATGAATTGCTTATTCCCGCAAGACATCCACATATTTCAACTGGCACTGGTGATGCGTGTCTTGGTGATTTTGAAAAACCAATATATAATTGTTTAGGTATCTATAATTATGCTGCTGCATTATTAACAATAAAACAATTCCTATTATCTTGGAATATAAATAGTCCATATTGGAATGTAAATGATTGTTATAATTACTTTTTTAGGGCAGAACGAGGATATAAATATCTAACATATGCTGAACTAGTATATATATATATTAGTGAATGGGGAAGAAATGCAAATATCGTGGCAGATATATGTGAATCTGTCAAAAGAAAAACTGGCAAATTTGATGAATCTTGGATTGATAAAGTAAATAGATTTCAAGTTTGTCAACAGGATAGATTAGATAGATTTATTGCTCTTGTACCTCCTTCTGGTCTTGTATCTGATGTGGTAATAGATAAACATCCATTCCTTGAAATGTGGCATAGAATAGTTAAATTAAAAGGAACTGACTGGACTTGGGGTAGTAATGCTCAAACATCTATAGCTAATTGTGAGAAATTAGACCTTGTTTATAGTGATTTTAGAACTGTAATTAATTCATTTAGAACTGAAGCTTCACATACTTTCTCAAAATTTGATATAATATTTTATTATTATAATCATCCACTTGGGAATCAATGGAGACGTAGTCACTGGGATATAATCATGAAGAAAAGAATGGAACAGATTCTTAATCAGACAATAAATGAGGTAGCATTAACTGGGTCATCTATGACAGCAGCAAGAAAAAGAAGATTGCTTAGAAATCGTGGAATTGAAGCGTTATTTCAAGAAGGAACTAATTTGGATAACGTTGATAAATTACTATATGATTCTGGGATTATAGCATATAGAATGGCGATAAAGAACAGTAAAGAATCAATAAGGAGGCTCAAAAATGAAGTTAACGATTTTAAAGCCAGTTTTGACCAAACTTAATTATTTCTTAGAGACATTTCCTAAGAAAGAATGGAGTGGGCCAGGCTGGTTTGCTTGTAAGCAAGAAAAGAATGAATTTCCAGAGGAATTTGTTTTATTGGATTTTCATCCTCTTGACTTAGGTACTCATAGTTCGACAGAATGGGATTCTAAAACTATGCTCTCAGTACTTAAGGAGAAGATAAAAATTAATCCTAAATTAAAGAAATGTTATTTAGGGTTAGTTCACAGTCATCATACTATGGGTGCATTCTTTAGTGATACTGATGATGATACTTTAGAAGAAATGGCACCAGATATTGGATTTTATCCAAGTCTTGTGGTTGCAACTGCTAAGGAAAAGTATGCATTTGCAGTGTCATATAAAGATCAGTATCAAATTCCTCATTTGGTAGAATCTGATGATGATTGTGAGATATTACCATTAATAAAACCTAAGAAAGACTGGGCGGATATCGCTAAGACACTCAAAAAGACTGCAAAAGCAACAAATCATTGGACAAGAGGAAATGGACAGGGTATAATCAATTATGGACATGGCGACTATGGTCAAAGCTATGGATATAAACATTTTCCTATTGAAAAAAAGTCTGCCAAAGTGTCAGTTAATGATATTAAGTCTAGTAAGGAAAGCTATTATCCTGTACTAAGCAACAAAGAAGAAGAAATGGTATATAAATGCTTTGATGCATGGGAAAATAGATTAATGTCTTGGGATCAAGTCACGCTTAAACTAGAAAAGGTTGGTATAAGAGACCCTCTTGAATTCTTTGGAATGACTTATGATACAAAGGAATATCAATCGTACAGTAAATAAGGAGGTTAATATGGCGCTAGAAAATAGATTCTTACGAAATAAGGATTTAATTCCACAAAACAAACTTGATGAAATAATGGTAATTGGTTTAGGGGGCATTGGCAGTAATGTCATTGCCCTCTTGTCCATTATGGGATGGGATACTATAATAGGATATGATGAAGATAAGCTTGAAGAACATAACTTATCTGGTTGTTTATATCCTATAAATATGTTAGATGTTCCCAAGGCAAAGGCAGCTAGAGATTTGGCATTAGCATTTGGTGCGAAAGATGCTGATATGTCCGAAATAAATTGGACATATGATTTAGATGTTATGCTTCCCAAAGTAATCTTAGCCACCGATAATATGGAAGTTAGAAGAGATGCTTATGATGAATGGGTAAAATTACCTAATCGTCAGCTTTTGATTGATTTACGTATGGATGCACTTGCAATGGAGATTATTACAACAACAAAAGATAATGATTTCTTTAACGAAAGTTGGGTACCAAGTGCAGAAATAGAGGATGCCCCCTGTACTATGAAACATACAATATTTACAACAAGTATTGTATCTGGTTTAGGGATCAGTCAGTTGTTTAATTCCCTTGTAAAACTACCATACTATGCGTATATTTGGGTTGGATTAATACCACTTTCAATAAAGAAAACTCATCTAATAAAGGGATAAATAATGATAAAGCCTCAGAAAATCTCCACTAATTGGAGTGAAGTACCTCATGGTGTGACTTATTACTTTATAGGTCAACCTAAAACAGGCAAAACAACAACGGCAAGTCGTTGGAGCGAAAAAGGAACCGAGGGTGTGTTGTTAATTGATACAGACCTCGGTTCTGATTACGTTGAAGGAGCCAATGTTGTAACTGCTACTAGCTTAAATATTCCTTACAGGGAATTAAAGTTAGATGGTAAATCCGTCATAAAAGATGGTAAAACACAAATGGAAATTATTCCACCGGAAGAACGAGGATATTATTATCGTTCAGGTGAGAATCGTGGTAAACCAATGCCTGTTTATTCTATGGTAGAAATATATCAATGGTTAAAACAAAATTTCCATAAACAATCTGAGTTTAATACCATAGTTATTGATACCATTGATGTAATAAATAAATGGATTGAAGAAGAAGTCGTCAAAGAACTCGATATTACTGGTATGGGTGAAGGTTCTTGGGGGGCTGATTGGTTTAAAGCAAGAAAGAGAAATGTTGATCTCATAAAGAAACTTCAATTATTCATAAAGAAAAATGGATATGATCTTGTTTTAATAAGTCATTCAAAATCTTCAACATCAACAGATGGTAAAATTCAGTTGTTGCCAGAATTACCAAGAGGTTTAGCCTATGCATTATCAGCAAAAGCAGATGTTATAGGTTATACAACGGCAAATAAGGAGGACGGAAAATACTATATAAGTTTCCAGTCCTACGATGAACGTGCAGTAGGAAGTAGGTTAAAGCCACTTGCACAAAAAACTTTATTGTTTGATTATGATGCAATAAAGAACGAAATCCTAAATTACAAAGAGGAGTAAATAATGAGATTCAGACCTGAAACAGAATCAAATGGAAGTTGGACGGGCTTTCAAAATGTACAAATAACGGACTTCTCAGATAGAAGTAAAGATACAAGAGATGATGGTGAAATAAAATTTCCTTGGGCAGATGTTTATTTAGAAGTTATGCTCGCTGGAAATAGTAAGTATCCAATTAGATTACAAGTAGCTGGGTCTTATGATAAAGATAGTGACGGTAGGATTAGAACCTGTTCATTATTAAATAAGATATATTACTTATTTGATGCCATTGGTTTTGGCGGCGGGCCAAATACTATAGGTGAATGGGAAACTAAGACAGGAGATAAGATAGAAAATATCCAGACATTCCTGAATAATAACTATGTTGCCGACATATCAGATGATACAAAGCCATATTATGTCTATGTTTATAGGACATTACAAAAAGATAAAAAAACTGGCGAAGAGAAGGAATGGACAAGAGTATGTCCAAAGATTGTTATTGATACGCCAGAGAACAGAAAGGAATTAGAAAACTATGTAACCTTTATGAAAAGTAGGGGACATATAAAAGAAGTAGAACCTAATAGCTCAGGTAATTCAGCAACCGTGAGTACAGGCTCTTCTGAAGATACTTTTTAATGTATTTAGAAGTTGCAATAGAAAGCCCTCGTAAAAGAGGGCTTCTTGTTGCACTAGACAGTCTTCCACATATCCTAGTAACAGAGGGTAAGAAAAAGGCAGTATATCGTAGTACTTATTTATATTACGATGATGCCATTGATTACCAAAAGGCAAATGGAACTTTACGTGATTTTCAGGGAATGCGTGGGCTTGATCAGATTATCATAGATATAGACAAGAAAGATAATTCTGATAAGTACACTCAGGAAAAGGCACAAAGTATCATTTTTGACCTTTATGAACTAGGTGTGACGGATGGTAATATCCAACCCTACTTTAGCGGGACAGGTTATCATATTGCTATTTCCAATAACCTATTTAATATAGAGCCTTCTAAGAATACTCCTTATATTTTAAGAGAGACAATGAGGAAGATATTTGATGATATTGACATTTCTATTTATAATAGGACTGGAATATATCGAATGGAACATACCTTAAATTCAAAACGAGGTTATTATAAGATACCATTAAGTATAAGAGAATTATTAAATCTTAGTCCAGAACAAATAAAAAACTTAGCAGAAAGACAAAGATTTGAGTTCAATTATAAAGATATTTCCGATGTTGATGATAAGGAAAAACTCAAAGGTTATGTAGTAAGAAATGTTCCTCAAGTTAGGGAACTTCAAACAACCTTTGAACCAAAGAATGTGGTTACTTGTTTACAAGCAATATATAGAGAAGGACCACAAGAGGGAAATAGAAATCACGCAATATTAAGATTTGCTTCCCATTATCTTCGACACGGTATTCCATCTGAGGCTGCGAAAGCAGCTATATTGAATTGGAATAATGATAGTCTTGACGAACAAGGAGTCCTTCAAAAGATAGAAGACACTTATAACCGTGGTTATCGTTATGGTTGTAATGACTTTTTATTAAAGGAATATTGTAGTCCAAGATGCGTATATTATAAGAATAAAGATTACCTCGTTGAAATAAAGAATAGTGATGATATGCAAAAAGCATTGGAAGAACGAGTAAGTGCAAACTTTGATGGAAGAGTAATCTGCTTAGACGAATTATTTGGTCTTCAAGGCAAAGATATAACAATATATCCTGGTGAACTTGTGACAATATTTGGGCCGACAGGTACTAATAAAACTACATTGGCACAAAATATAGCACTAGGATACGATGCCTATAATGACCTAATTAGAAGTGAATTACAAATTCCTACACTCTATTTATCATTAGAACTTACAGATTGGTATAGTCATAAAAGACATCTTCAAATAGTTAGTGGTATGAGTAAAAAGGAAATTGAGGAAAATCTAAAGGAAATGTATCAATTCCATAGAGAGAATATTTCTCATATTGCCATTAATACTGTAAGTCCAACGATAAAGAAGATTCGGGAAATGGTACAGAATGTACAACCCAGATGTGTAATTGTCGACTATATAGACCTTGTAGAGCCTCCTGGACACATACGAGGAGAATATGAGTCTATAAGATATATAAGTCATGCACTTTCAAATCTTGCAATTAATATGGATATTATTATTATCCAATTGTCTCAAACTAGTAGAGAATATTCAAGGAAGGAAGTACTTGATCTTTATGCTGGAAAGGGATCAGGGGCTATTGAAAATGCCTCAAGAAAGGTAATTGGTATCAGTGGAAATGCTCAAAGAAAAGATCGTAAGGTAGAAATGTTTAAGAATACTGATGGCGAACTCTTTGAAGTAGATTTAACATGGACACCAAGTTTTAGATTAATACGTCAAGATCGTGTTAATTTAGGAGAATCAATTACTACAAATAGAACAATACTTACATTGGAGCAGAAAGATGACAATAAGACAACAAACGTCGTATAATAAAATGACATCTAGTGAGCTTATTGGCGAGCATATTGACCTAATAAATGAAAAGATGATGCTAGAAAATGAGTTACTGCACAGAGATCAATTAAGTTCATCAGGTTTAGAAGAGACTGAATCTGAATATAAACATGTTGTTAATGAACTTACTATCTTACAGCAGACATTGAAAAAGAAAATGGATAATATTGATAAGTTTATGGTCAATCTAAATAAAAGGAAACATCTCATAGTTGGCGAAATAGAGGCACAGACTTTTGAGATGACACGCCTAAAGAAACGTAAGAATGCCATAAGTAGTACTCTTCAATATTTTAATGAACATCTTCTACCATCTATTATACATGAGATAGGTGATAAGAATGGAGTATTTGAAACCAATACCGCTAGATATAAACTGTACAACTCGTATGGACCAGTAAAGATAGATGAACAGTCACTTGGGGATGATTATAAACAAGTAAAGATGGTAGATTCTATCAACAAAACAAAGGCTAGAAAAGACGCCATTTACGCCCACAAAGCTGGTACACAATTTCCAGATGGGATATCTATATATCAAGTTGAAAAAGTTAGAAGATCATAATATGTTTAAAATATATATTTGGTCTGGTGGCTTTCAAATGTTTTTATTAAGATATTTTCATTTGGCAATGTTGTTTGATGTGGATGAACGTGGAGAATATTTCCAGGTAACATTAGGTATCTGGAAACCAACAATAACAATACAAATAGGAACAATTAACTATGACAAAAAAAACTCAAGGAGAACGAATCTTAAAAATACTTGAAAATGGTGACACATTAACTCCTATGTCAGCATCTACACAAGGTTTGGGAATAAGATTGGCTGCTCGCATATTTGATTTACGTCAAAAGGGTCATTCAATTGAGACACTTAGAGACAATACTTTAGGTGTAGCAAGATATAGGATGGTAAGATGAAATACATGAACCCATTCTATAGAAGTAATCGTAAGTTTTCACGAATATGGAGAACACTTAAACAGCTCCGTCATAGAATACAATTACTCGAAGAGGAGTTTTC